CAAATCCTACTTGATGATAAGTCCTATCGCAGCATATTCTTACGAGAATATTGTTGGTAAGACGAGTTGTCGGGATCCATGGTATAAATATTTACCATGTTTTCTACCCAACGGTCATTATGCCGTTCCTATCGGATCGGTAATGTCGTTAAAATATCATGGTAAATCAATATTTGATTTACCCTCTGAGTCTAGCAATGAATATTTCACTGATAGACAAATCTGTGCATTAAGAAATATCTTATGTACAAACTTTGGCATTGGCCATAAATGTTCGATGGTGATTCTATCACGACCGAAAATTCACTTCCAACGTATCGAGGAATTCATTAATGGATTCATCGATGCTTTGTTTATTCATAACCATGACATATTTGTTTTAGGTTCTGAAACTTCATTTACGGTTAAGTTTCTTATCCGTAAAATCTTTAAAGTCGGTAGCTGTAATTTACAACTACTGACCCAATTTTGGAAAAGTTTCTGTAATTTTACTTTCCATAAAGCAGCAAAAACTGTTACACTTGACCGTGTGACAATTGAAACAAATAATTTCTTCAAGAAATTATTTACATTCCCTTCTATACACATTTATATAGATGGAACAAATTTATCCAAAATGGATATATCAAACTTAGCTCATCTAACTTCTACACGGCAAATGCCGTATATGGGTGATCGAACTAAATGGAAATCCCTCGAAAATTTCGAGAGGGTTGTAACTTCTACTACCGTGACATCAGATATCATGGTCGAGAAGATGAAAGTTGGTGCCTATTTAGTGGGCCAACGTTGCTTGGAATACTCTAAAAAGTTTCCACAAGATGAAGGGTCAGCTCACCTCTCGGTGACTAACTCTGGAGAATTTAACTTTAGCATTTCTGAAGGCGGACAGGTTGCCGCGGTCATAAAAGCTATGGATAAATTAAAAGTTGTTTCAATCAATAATGAACTTGAAACAACACCTTTTGGTAAAGTCCAACATATTGTTGGCCTTCAACTTTGGATGTATCTCTTCAGGGAATTTCCCGGAGAATACATCGATAAACAATTATTCCAACCCCGTAAAGGATTGGATAATCAACCTTTTGTTTACTATGGACTTGACGAAGCCCTTGGTAAACAACTTATGTATCTTGCTTACAAAGAATTTCTCACTAAGCAAGTACCTTTATGTCGTGCTGAAACCGTCCCAGAAATGGGAGATAAAGCACGGATTGTAACTGTAAGTGAATGGTGGAATGGAGTTTTACAAGCTCCTCGCTCTCATGTACTTATTAGTTGTTTAAAATACCATCCTTCAGTCTATTCGTCCTTTACTAGGGCGGATCAGAATTGGGAGGCTGTTAAAATGTTATCCGATCATCATTTTGATCCGGAAAAACATACTGTTCTCAGTAGCGATCTTAAAGATGCTACTAATACTATCCGATTTGAAGTTGCTCATGCATTGCATGATGGCTTTGTCTCCGGATATTTTGGTGACCGTCATTTAGACGATTACCATTCAATTATCAATCGATTGATTGGTAAGAGAAGTATTACATATAAAGATAAAAACGGAGTTCTCCGTTCCTTTATCCTTACATGTGGTGTATTGATGGGTGAGCCAATGGCTAAACCAATCTTAACACTCATTAACCTTAGTATTGAGGAAATGAGTTTTCGTGAATTCATACTCGGATCAGTCCGATGTATGGATTTAAATTGCATATCTCCATGGGTTTCATGGAGATCGCCTCATATTGGAGGGGACGATCATATCGTTCCTGGTCCTTTATCTTATTTATACTCGATTACTCGTAATCATGTATTAGTTGGATCCGTTATATCTGTTGATAAACATGGTATTTCGGATTATATGGTAAAGTATACCGAGAAAATAATCTTTGTATACAATTTTCGCTATGGCGTTTGTTCAAAGGATTTGGATAAACGCTATAGTGAATGTGCTTTAATCGATTCCGTTAAGATTCGATTATTTGAAAAAGGTCTTTCAACAATGCTTGTTAAAGATCAAAAGAATGTAGCAATTGGAAAATGTCGCCAATTGATACGTAATTTAGAGTATTCCTTCCCGGTTTTCGGTCAAGGAAGAATCTTTGCCTGGAGAAATTTATTTATAAGGCGGATGGGTTCATTTTTACCAAATGAACACAATCCGATTACTAATAAATTATTCAATTTTATTCACCTCCCTGTTGAGGTTGGTGGTTATGGACTTGGTTTTAAATTTGAGATCCTTTCGTTTCTCAAACAATCGCCATGGCCTATTCAAAATATTATCTATCGACAATATTTGGGTTTTAATGAGAGTAGTTCTATTAGATTACTCCGAACTCTTAATTCAAACTTTTCTAAGCGCGGTATCCGTGGCTTAGAAGAGTTTGGAAGAGATTTTATTGAAAACAATTTACAACCTGATGAAAATATTGATCAACCGTTCTCACGAGCGGTGGGTCAACTTGTTCATCCTGTTCTAAAACGTTCTGATAAAATTATTGAATACTTGAATAGTTTATATGAAGATGATGATGATATTCAAATCATCGATATAAAAACTAAACCGGTACTCAATGATAAAAGTGCAGAGAATTTAGTTTCGTTTAAAGAAAATAAACGTTACGTAATTCCTGTTAAGAATTGGACTCAAATTGTAAAAGATTTACAAGATGAGAAATTTGATGTATCCGATCCCCGCAGAGTAATTTACTTTGCCAGGATCAATGGTTACATTTCTAATTTAGATTTGTACGACACTTTTTGTCGGCCAAATCTATTTCAAGAAATGTTAATAAATCCTCCGAAGAGAAGGAATATATTTAATTCAATTCCACTTATTTTTCAATATCGAAAAATAGTAGATAGATTATTACCTTTCGGTAGAGAATCTTATTATCCATTAGATTATTCTAATTGGAATAATAAAACTCTTTATCAAGCGATAATGAATATAGAGAAAATTTCTTTTTATCCATTAGCACAAAAACTTGAGTTCGTCCGATTGAACGACCTTAAGAGAGAAGTTAGGTACGATAGTACACTAATCGACGGTTTTATGAAATTTCAACCCTCCTTAATCGTAGGGCTGAGGTTCATAAAGATGACTCGATAACCATCTAATATTCGAAAATATTATTATGGGATTACCGAAATCACTAAAGTAGGAATTCACGAAAGTGAAA